AGATAATCTTCTATAAGAACTCTCAAAGAGAAAAATAGATAACTAAGACATTAATAAGATAATCTTCTATAAGAACTCTCAAAGAGAAAAATAGATAACTAAGACATTAATAAGCTATGTAGGATTGATTATCTTTTGTTTGTTATATAACTTATAGTCTTTATGTTTTGATTGTCTTATATAGCTTTATTTACCTCTCCCCTTTGGTGGTTATAGTAATTAGTTATATTCTTAAATTATTAGTTGTCTATCTCTCACCTTTGGTTGTTCTTATAGAAGATTATTTTTAGTATGTTTTGGTTATCTATTTCTCTCTCTTTTGGGAGTGTTTTATAGAGTATTATCATAAAAGTACCACGATTTTGTGGTTTTTTTGTTTTTAGTAAGTCTTATAACTCTATGATAGATAATAACTTAACCCACCTAAAAAAAGGAATATCCTATAAACAGAAGATTAATAAAAAAATATAAAGATATAAAGAAAAGATTAAACCCTAAAAGCTACTAACATTATATAAGATATTATATGAAATATAAGAGAATATAACAATATAAAAAACTACTAACATTATATAAGATATTATATGAAATATAAGAGAATATAACAATATAAAAAACTACTAACATTATATAAGATATTATATGAAATATAAGAGAATATAACAATAAATATAATCTATTTTATTATAACTACAAATACTAAATAACTAAATATTCAATTCCTGTTGTTGCCAACATTTGAGGAAAGTCCAAAAAAAGCCTAAGATAAGCCTTAAAACCACATATTCAAAAAAAACTTCAAAAAAAAGAAAATAAAAAAAATTTTTTTCTTGCTAAGAAAGTATTTATAAACAGATTGGATATACACCAATCAAATAACAAAATTATGAATGGAGAAAAGATGAGCAGAAGAGAAAGCAAGAGTACATTAGCAAGACATTTCAGTTCTTTGATAGACAATGGACATAAGTCAAAGACAACAAAAAATGAGAAAGGTGTTGATAAGTTTAGAAGAATTAAGAGAGAGCTAAACAATGAAACCATAGAGGAGCTTATAGAGGTTGAAGATGAATTACATACCACACCAAAAGAGATAATAGGCACAGTAGATGATTTTAAGCTTTTAGAGGGTAATTACATAACATTAGAGAACTTCTTAGAAAACGTTATAGATGAAGTAAGAGAATATAATCAAGCAATAGAGAGAGTTAGAGAAGAAGAGGATATAAAATTTATTAGAGGGTTTGTAGTTGGAGAAGATTTAGAGGTTGTTATGTTTGAACAAAAGGATTTAAGACAACTAATAAACATCTTTATAGATATAGAGGGGATAGAGTTAAAACTTATCATTTTTGCTGAACAAAAGGAAATAGAAGAGGAACAAGGAGAAATAGATAGTGAATTTCAAGATTTCCTAGATAGTCTTGAGGAAGAACCAATGATAACAGAAACAAATGATATAGATAGTATAGAGAACACACTTGTAGCTAAGAATGAGATAGGTACAGAAGAGGATATAAAGGAAGATGTATCAAAAGCCATTTCAACAGAGAAAGCGTCATATAAGCGTTTTGGTAGAAATGGGATAGGTTATAGTATGTTTAGAAAAAGAATAGATATGAGGAAAGGGAGCTAATTATGTTTTTCAAGAAAACTATTGATAGGTATATAGACAACAGAGTAAATAAGGAAACTAAAGAAATGAGGTCTAAAGTGTTTGAATTAGAGTGTTTAGTAAGATTATTGATAAAGAGTGAGAATGATAGAACAAGAGAAAATGAAAAAAAAAGAAAATAAAGTTTGCTTTTATACTATTTATAGTTAGTATAGAGAAGTAAGGGAGATTAAGAAGATGAATAGAAAAGAACAAACAAGAATTAAAGTTGTAGATGAAGTAATGGGAACAGGAAAAACAAATAGAGCCATAGGGTACATGAATAGACACTCTTATAGAAGTTTTATATATATTACCCCAACTATATCAGAAGTGAAGAGAATAGTATCTAAATGTCCTAATGTGGAAAGTCCTTATATAGATGGTGTGTTAAGTCACAGAACATTATTAAAGAAATTAGATAGTGGTGTTTCTATTGCAACAACTCATAAAGCATTTGAATTTTTTGATGAAGAGGTAAGAGAGCTAATAGTTAAAGGTGGGTTTACATTAATACTTGATGAAGTTTCAGAAGTAATAGAGACAAAATCTTTAAAGAAAGGAGACTTTAGACTACTAACAGTATTAGAAAAGGTTAAGTTTTGTGAAAATGGTGTTGCAGAATGGATAGAGAAGAGAGGAGACGAGACAGAATTAGTTGATAAGAACTTTGTTAAGCTCATGAAAAAAGAGGGTACAGTTTATTATACCAATATAATGAAAGATAAAGATGTAGTAAAGAGTGTTTTCTTTACATGGTTATTAAGTCGTGAGACTATTGACTGTTTTGAGGATATTATAATACTTACTTATATGTTTGATTGTTCTATGATGGCTCAATATTTTAGATTTTTAGGTTACACTTGGGAGAAATTAGAGCTTTTTGATAAAAGAGAAGTAAAAATAAGCGATATTAAAAAGAAAATAACAATATTAGAGGGCAAAATAAACAATGTAGGGTATAGTAGTACTGCTTTTGCTACAAATTGGACAAAGAGATTGGGTAAAAAAGAGAAAGCACAGTTAAAAAGAAATGTTACGAATGTTATAAGAAACAAATATAAAGGGAAAGTGGAAAATACATTAGTAACTTGCTTAAAGAATATGAAAATAGATGTTTTGGGGAAGTATCAAAAGTCTTTTCTAAGTATGAATATGAAAGGAACAAATGATTATGGGCATAAAACAAATGTAATATACCTTTCTAATAGATATTTAAACCCCTTTATAGAAACTTTCTATCAAGATAAAGACTGTCCAATCCACCCAGACCATAAACTTCAGTGGGCATTATCTGAAATGATACAATGGATTTGGAGAAGTGCAATTAGAAATGGGGAGGAGATAAATGTCTATATCCCTAGTATTAGAATGCGTACTTTGTTTCAAATGTGGTTGAATGAAGAACCTATAACATTAGATGGTTATCAAAAGAGAATTAAAAAGCTTAAAAGATAACTGAAATTTATGTTGACAAAAATATAGCAAGTTATATAGTTGTTTTATTGTTTGTTCGTTTCATTACTATCTTACTTTTCTTTTGGTAAGTGGTGTCTAAGAGGGTTTCTATCTGAAATATGATAGTCTCCCTCTTATTTTTTTGAGAAAATATCTAAGTTTGCCTATCGCAATTCCCCTATTTAAAATAGAAGTTGAGGATTTGTCCTCTAACTCATGCAAAATAGAGGAAAATACAAGAAAATTACAACATTTAAAAAAAACTTTGAAAAAACAAAAAAAATAAAAAAAAGTTTTGAAAGGTTTAGTATTTATAATTGTAAGGTGACAAAAACCAATAAACAAAAAAAATAGCGATAGGAGACAACATGAGAAAAATCAACGAAATTGTAAAAGTTGAGAGAGTAGAAGTAGCGAAGAGCGTAATAGTATTAGAAAAAGAACTAAAAATCTATGGTGACTTAGATGAACCTAAATTTTTAGCTAAAGATATTGCGGAATGGATTGAGCATAGTAGAGCAAGTGAAATGTTAAAAACTATTGACGAGGAAGAAAAGCTGATGCAAACAATTCTTGCATCAGGTCAAAACAGAGATATGTGGTTTGTAACTGAAGATGGGTTGTATGAAATATTAATGCAATCAAGAAAACCAATAGCTAAGAAGTTTAAAAAAGAAGTTAAACATATTTTGAGAGACCTAAGAAGAGGTAAAACAATAACACCAACTCTTACACCTGCTCAAATGGTAGAGAAAGTCTTAGCAGATAGTGTGCAAATGATTGAGATGTTACAAAATGAGACAATCCAACTAACAACAAACCTACAAATTGAGACAGAGAAAGTAGAGAAACTAGAAGATAAGCTAAAAACTTTTTATGGCTCTTCTACATTAGCTAACACAACAACAGTAGCGAAACAGTTCGGTATTAGCTCTGCTAGGAAACTAAACCAATATCTTAAAATTAAAGGTGTTTGTTATAAGAGTGGTAGCACTTGGGTATTATATAGTGGTATTCCAACAGAGTATGCTCAAATAACAGATAGTACTTTTAACGGTATTGATACTTCTAGTATGAAATGGACAAAAGAGGGTAAGACATACATCTATGATATTCTCATGGAAGATGAAGTAATCAACAAGAACAAACAAGGGCATGTAACAAAGAGCAGTATAGATGTTTTCTTTAGAAATGAGACTATTAAGTATTTCAACAGATTACCTAACATTGACGCTGACTTTGACGACTTCACAAAATCCGACCAAAACCAAATAATAACCGCATTCATAAATGATGAATTTAGAAAATTTTAACAAAACAAAGGAGAATAAGATGGAAAAGAATAACAAAAAAATGTTCATAAATAGAGAGTATCAAACAGAGATAGTAGCAGTATTTTTAAGTGATTATGAAACTACAAAGGAATTATTAGGTTTACAAAAGATTAATGGTGATAACTTTGCGACAAAAAGTCATGAGTTGATTATAGATTTTATAAAAGATTTTCATAAAGCATATAAGAACAAGCCAACACTAACAGAGGTTTTATATTGGTGTGAGGTGGAATTAAATGTTGTTGAAAGGATATTTGTAAAAGATGAACTACTAAAGGTGTTTGCTAAGATTGTTGAAATGTCTTTTCAAAGAGAGAAGTATATAGTCACAACACTTCACACTTTTATAAAAAAACAAGCAATAGAAAGGTTGGAGCTACAAAAGGTTGCAATGGAAAAAGAACTAGAAAAGATGTAAGTAATTGATACAGGGGGGTTTAGATACCCCCCTAAGAATAAAATAACAACAACAAAGGAAAACAAAATGATTAAGACAATTAAAGGACATGAGACAGTAGCAGTAGAGATAATAGAAGAAGACCCAATCAAAAAGATAATCAGATTAGTAGATGAGCTTATAGGTGATGTAAACTCTGCTAGATATAGTATGCAAGACTTTAGAGCAGAAATGAAACAAGAATTTAAAGAACTTAAAGAAGTAACAACAGATAGTTTTGGTAGATTGAGAAAAGCAACAAAAGAAGTAAGAGAATGTTTAGAAGATTTAGGGGAGGACTTAGATGTCACTAGTAATATTAAGTAGATTGAACAACAAGAATGTAATCACAACAGATAGTATAGGACTCACAGATAACATTATATCAAGAGACGAGGTTAAAGCTTATAAGGTCGATGAAAATGTCTTAGTAGGTACAACAGGAGATGTAACAATCAATAAGATGTTTATAAACCTTTTAAGAAAGTCGGAATTTCCGATTAATCTATCATTAGAATTTCTAGTTGATTTTGGAGCTAAGTTTTCTAAGTTATTGAATAGCAAATGTATAGCTTTAGGAGACTCACAAATCATTATCTGTCAAAAAGAGAAAGCTTACCAACTTACATTTCAAGAGATTGAGGCAATGAGGACATCTATCTATGAGATTAAAGATAAGTATTTTGCTACTGGTTGGGGTAATGAAGAAGCTATGACATTACTAGAATATGGTTATAATACACCTAGAGAGATTATTAGCATGATGGCTAAGAAGTATAGTACAGTAGATGATACCAACATAAAAACAATAGAAGATACTTACATAAGTAGAAAGGATATTGAGATTGGTAGAGAAATGGGGATAATAAAGTGAGTAAGGAAATAGTTTTTTGTGAAATGTGTGGAAGAGAGATAATATATGAGGGGGATTTTTTGACTTTTGTAAACACTAATAATATTGTATGCAAGAGGTGTGATAAAGAGGTTTCCCCTAAACTGCCAAAACCAACATTGGATTATGACTTAAAAGGTTTGAGCGATGTTTGGGGATTATGTAGGAATTATAGAAACCCTCTTCTTTCTTATTCTTTTACTTCTCATGGTTTATCAAAATTTCTTACAATTTCTAAAAGGGAGGGGGAAAAGCTAAAAAGTGTCTTTGAGAAGTTGATAGAAAAATATAGAAAACAAAAGGTGTACAAGAAAATGGTGGAGTATGGAGAGATAGAGGACTGCACTCTTCGTAGGCAATTACCCAACTGGAGAAAACATGTTGACATTGAGGCTGAAGAGAATAGAAATTTCATTCTTGAAAGTAAAAAACATAGGAGAGATATTAGAAAAATAAGAGAAGATAAGCTTTTGCTTGAAGAAAATAACAAAAAACATAATGATGAACAAAGAAGAAAAGAAAAAGAAATGAAAAGATTAAGAGCTGTTAGTAGAAGAAAAGAGAGATTGGAGGAGGAGCAGAGAGTGACAGAAGAGAAAAAAATAGAGATAGAAAACAGAATAAAGAGAAGACAAAGAATAGCAAGTGGTGACTTGTATTAGTATGAGTTAGTGTATAATAAAAAAAAGGGAGAGCAAAATAATTGTTCTCCCTTTCTATATTTATTTAAAAATTAATTAATCTTCTTATCTAAAATATACCAACAAAGCTCCAGTAATAACCTCTAAAGTATTGATACACATAGCGTTAATGCAAAAACCATGAGGTAATTCCTCACCTGTTAAGTCTACATCTTCTGCACCATTTGAAAATGTTATATTACCTAATGTTGCTTCTTCTGAAATAACATGAAATCCTATAATACTTCCTGTTATGCTTTCCCCATCTTCTACTACTTGTGCTATATTCCCCACCATACCATTCCACTTATCAGATTTATAATTCTTCATCTTAGAAACCCCCTAACTACACCAGAGATAACCTCTATTGAAACCATAGGCAAAGGGATTAAAAACCCTACCTGAAGAGGATAACTAGAAAGGTCTAGTACTGTACCATCTTCAAGAATAATAGTGCCTAATGTCGCCTCTTCTGAAATGATAGTAAAGGCAGAAATATGTTTAGTATTATTAACACCAACTTCTAAAGGTACAAAATGAGTGGCTGTCAACCTTGAAATTTTATCAACGTAACTCATTTGTCTTTACCTTTGATAAGCTATTACTTTTCCAGTGATAACTTGGACACTTGTGAATTGACCTGAAAGCATAAACCCTTGAGGTAGCTCCTCACCTGTCAAATCTTCTGTATTTTCATTTGAAAATGTTATATTGCCTAATTCTCCCTCTTCTGAAAGGACTAAAAGAGCTATAAAGTTCTTTGTGTCTACTGTTTCTCCACCATTAATTACTACAAAGCTACTAGCTGTCATGTTAGCTAAGCTATCTCCTATTGCACTCATCTTATTTCCCCTTTTTCTTGTTTATAAATTCTTTAATGTTTTTCTTAACAAAGTCTTTACCTACTAAATCCCATGTAAATTGTGCGAATGATTTAACCGATAAAAACTTCTTATCTTTTTCAATCTTCTTAATTATTTTTTTAGGTACTTCTTTTCTAAGTCTTTCTACTGCAACATCTAACAGTTTATGTTTTGGAAGATTCACTAGGTTTGCTATCTTATCTTCTTTAACCGCTATTTCAATATCCATAAATATAACTAAAAGTTTCTCTATGATTTCTTGAATATCCTTTTTATCAATTTCCTTTTTCATTAGCTTGCCTATTACAACTGCTAATACACTAGATACAATTAATATTACCATAGGTATATTATCCATTAATAATGTTTTTAGTATTTCCATCTCTTCTTTTCTCCTCTTATATATTGTTAATTATTTATCTTTATCCCTCTGTACCTTAGGGGGGATTTTACACCCCCTTTATTATTTAGCTAAAACTTATTCCTGCCTTACCTAGAACCAACCAACCTTTCTTATAAGCCATTAAATGAACTATACCCTCATCTGAGAGAGTCATTCTAGTGCATGTTGAGTCTAAACCACTAGAACTCGTATATCTAAATACATCTGGTGAAGTAGCATAAATGTAAACCTTAGCTCCACTAGTAGTTGAATTAAATATTGTTACTTGTTCACTTCTAACATTGTTTGTGGTAGGCAATAAAGTAAAGTCCATATCAGCAGAAGCATTTATTTCAGTATATCCATGAGCTACTCTTGACTCATCTACTGTTACTGTTGGATTACCTATATTACCACCTTGCTCTACATTACGGAGATTACCTGTTGAACTGCAACCACTTAGCAAGTCTAGTTGAGTACCATTTACTGTTACTTCCTCTCCATTGATTAGAGGTGTTGTAAGTCCTTTGTTTGTAAGGGTTTGCGTACCATTAGTTGTTATAATGTCTCCTGCTGTATTTCCACCTACATTAACACCTGCTAATTGGTCTATTTCTGTTCCTGTTACAGTTGTATCTGCACATACTCTCTCTATTTCTGGTGCGGTAGTATTAGGAAATTCTAATAGTACTGTTGCCTTAGCTACATCTTCCATTTTGATTTTACCACTATCACCACTTTCTGGGTCTGTTGCAAAATACCATATACCTGTTCTTACTACGTCTTCGTCTACTACTCTTGCTATTGCTCTTATTGTCTTTGCCATATTATTATTTACTTCCTTTTATATATATTTGTATTTTTATTTATTGTTGGTGTGTACTATCTATCTGCATTAAATAGGGATAACCATCATTGATTACACCTGAATTGTCCATTGACCACACTGTTGAAAAGTTCCATAAGATATAAAAACTTCTTGTAGTTAATACCGTTGTGTGGTGTCCTATTTCACCACTGTCTGTACTGGTTAACCAATTAGAGGTGTCTATATCCCAAAATGAGAAAACAGATTCAGCTCCCTCATCTTTTAAGCCTATGAAACCTCCTGTATCTGGAGAGCCTGTTACAACATCACCAGTACAAAAGCTATTAATTATCTCTGCTTTGAACCCCATAAAACCTGTTAATCCCCCCAACTTACCTGTTGCCGTAGAGGATATTCTTTTCACATTACTTCTTGAATAACTGTTTGATATTTTACCATCACAATAACCAGTAAGCCCTCCACCAATACTTTGAGTGGTTACATTACCTGTGGAGAAACTTGTAATTATATTAGAATGAGTTCTTAGATAGCCTACTAATCCACCACAACTACTAGATGATTTTACTTCTACTCTTACCCAACAGTCTCTTAATGTTGTTGTATCTGCATATCCTATTAAGCCTCCTACACTTCCATGAGGAGCATAAACAGAGGAGCTTCCACCACCAAAAAAGCTGTTATTAGAACACTTATTCATACTAGTGTAATAAGCTTGTCCAACAATACCACCTGTATATCTTTGTGCAGATACTCTACATCTATATAGGTTTATATTGCGTAGATAAGTATAATAAGTTCTAGCTACTAATATCCCAAACCTTTCACTATCACCACTACCTATGAGCCTACAAAATTCAAATTGCATATTTCTAAAACTACCTCTACTACATATACCAAACAATCCAATATCATTAGTATCTGTAACACTATAATTAAAGTTTGATATTACATTGTTGTCTCCATCATAATGTCCTCTAAATTTATTTTCATAAGTTCCAATAGGTCTATAACCTAATCCACCTAAGAACATGCTTGTATCTGTTAGGTCTAATTCTGCTATTGTCTGCTTATAATAATATGAATGTTCCCATAAATAATCTTCATCATGTAGAAACATAAAGTCCTCTATTGTTTGAATTAAGAAAGGAAATGCTTGAGTACCACTACCTTGAAGAGGGAAATTGTCAAATTGATAACTAGGTAAATCTTCTAATAATGCTCTACCTTTAACATTAAAATTAAGTATCTGCCCCATATCTTCTCTGTCACTTATATGACTAAACTTCAAAGCTGAAGATAGTACACATTCATAGTTAGGTGTCTCTGCTAAGTTATATGCTCCATCTGGCAACCAACCTATCTTAGGGTAGATTCTAAAGCTTGTTATGTCTGTACCTAGTCTATCTACCATATTAATGAAAGTATCGCTTACAGTACCATCATTTAGTATCTCAATAGAACATGAGAACCTATAACCTCTAGTCTTTCTAATGATATTTCCATTATTAGTTGTCATTGAGTCTACTTCTGGTGTAAATTTAAGGTTTGTTGCTTTCCCATCTGGAAAAATAAAGTTCTCTAATCCTACACCTACTGCTACTCCACCTCTTCCATATATCTTTTTATATGCCATTTATACTGTCTCCTCTTCTTCTAATATTCTTATACTTTCTACTTGATAGTTCTTAGAGACTTGTAACTCTTCTTCTACACCACCCTCAACAAACATTAATATAGCCTCTGCTAAAGTACTGTAAATAGGTATCTTAGCGACTCTTCCTGCTGTTTCAAACTCTAATGTTAATGTTTGACCTGTATTATCATTCTCATCAACATCACCAAACTCTATATCCTTTGTTACAAGGTTACAATAGTATTGAGAACCAGTTACATTATTACTTCTAGGTATGATATAGAAAGGTAAATCTGTGCTATCTCTATTTGTGTGTTCTCTAATATATTCTAATAATGTTAAGATATTAGTAAAATCATTGTCACAAAAGTTAAAAATATCTATACTTATGTTTGCTCTATATCCTAAAAACTTAGAACAGATAAGACCTGAACTAGTAGTTATTTGTGTTAGCTCCTTAGTCCAATCCATAAGTACTGTTGCTGTCTCAAATATCAAATCCTCGCCACTTTCTGGGAAATGTAAACATACTTCCCCTGTATCGAATAATTGTTTATAGCTCATAGCTTATCTCTCTCCCATTGTTGTTATTGTTGTTATATTGTTTGTTGTTGAATACTCTATAACAAAATAAGTGTTTCCATTATGTTGAATAGTATCACCTAGAGCTAATGTGCTTATCTTAGAGTTGGTGCTAAACAGTTCAAATGTTTTCTTTACATTATAATTGTCATAAAGGTAACTATACAACTCTTGATAGAAGATAGATAAGAAGTAACCATTAAACATTGGCTCAACATCTTTAGTTGAAAACCTATTAATTGTGCTTGAAACATATTTTGTTCTACATTCATGGTCGTATAAATTGATTACTGCCGATGGTGTAGAGACCTCATAAGGTATCTTATTAATGAATTTAATCAAGTGTCCATCTGTTATTGGTGTTATGTTGTCTAATATACATAAACTCTTTAGGACATCGCTATCTCTTCTTTTTGATAAGGTTATATCAGAGGTGTCATAGACAAAGTTATTAACTGAACTATATAATACTGGTTTACTATCAGCTGTCAAGTCTACTGTTAATGTTGCTACATCACTATATAACCCACCTGTATAAGATGGCACGTTTATAGTTGTAGGAAATCCCTCTAAAGCGTTGTTGTAGTAATAACTTAGCTCTCTGCTTTCAGGGGTATAACTAACATTATCTCTAAAGATAGTATCATATTCATATATTTCACCTCTAAGAAAGTTAGCATATAAGAACTCTTGACCTGTTCCTATGTACTCTTCCATAGCTGTCATTACCTTATCAGAGCTTATTGAGTCCTCTTGTACTTTTGTAAAGCTACCATCACTATATCTAATTGAGAATTTACTTATTGTTAAGTCCTCTACTAAGTGATAATACTCTCTTTCAAATACAGATTTATAAGTTATGAACCATAAGAAACAACCCTCACCAATGAAATCTCCCTCTTCTGGTGTTGGGTTATTCCTGTAATAATCCTTTTGTAAGAAAACACTTATATTATATTTAGAGAAATAATCCTCTGAACCTAGCTCACCTAATACTACTTGATTATCATTTTCTAAGTCAAAGTCAATAAATAAATCTTCTAATGTAGCTACTTCAACATCATTAAAGTTGACTGTCTTTTCTCCATAGTCGAAACTATCATAATTAAGTCTGAAAGGTGTGTATTGTTTGAATAACTTTTCTCTAACTATCATTTGTAAAGCAGTCTTAGTATTTATCTGCTTACTTCTAAGTCCTTTAATATAGATTGTTCCAAATTTAATATAATCAAATAAGGTATTGATAGGTAAATCCCAAACATTTGAAACCTCCATACCATAATTATCTCCATCATCTGGGAAGTTATCAATATATACAGGGTCTTTCATAGGTATATCCTTATCACCTAACCAATATTTATTAAGTATGTAAACACCATCTAATAAAGTAAGCTTACTAACTAGCATTGTTCCCTCATCATAATCAAAGGCTGTCTTTACCATTCCCTCAAATAAACTATTGTTACCATCGTCTACAACAACACCATAAAGTCTTAATAAATCTGTTGAGAAGTAATGAGTAAAGCTGTTTCTATTTAGTAATAAGGGGATATTTAAGCTGTCTGTCATTAAGAAACTAACAGATAATTGCTCCCCCTCTATATTAAAGTAGTTTACAGATGTTAGTTTCTTAGTTGGTAGCTTTACATCTGCTATTTCAACTTCATCAATAAGATAATCTGTGTAATTTAGTGTGTCTCCATATACCAACTCATATAATTTTAGTCTCATAATTAGATTACCGCCCTTTGTAAGTTACCGCTCTCAACTACTTTAGCCATCTCTATATCACCTATTCTTGTTTGAGTTTGATATATAGCATTAACAACATCTTCTAGCTTTCCTATTATATCACTTCCACCTGTTGGTGTTGATAATGTACTACCTGAAGAGATGTCAATAGGGTTTGCAGATGTTGAAGTGCCTCCGCCTGTTGGTGCGTCTTTGAAAAATCCAGTTAGTAAACTTCCAACAGTTCCTCCAAACATACTCATACCAAAAGCTCCTGCAATCTTCTGAACTGCAATCATTATTAATAGTTGTGTTATTATCTTCCCTATTTGTTGTATCATAGATTGAGCAAAAGCATACCATAGTTTAGCTCCCTCATTAGTAGACCTTGCTGTTATCTTAATCCAACCCATCATTTCACTACTAATAGCATTGATAGAGTTTGTAGCAACACCGCTCCATAGTTTGAACCCACCTGAACTCTCAATCATTTTATTACTACTTTCGGTAGCACCATTTGTCAACTCATCTAATGCTAATTTCCTTGCTATTAGTATTTGAGACTCTGAAACACCAAACTCTCTTAGTTTGTCCATCTCCCCATCTATCTGAAGAGTTCTAGCTGTCATATATTCTTCACCATGTTTGGATAGTGTATTAAGGTAGTCGTTATATATCCCTGAAATAGCATTGTAATATTCTTTTCTATGTGTTAGTTCACCATCTTGATAAGCTACAAATCTTTTAGCCTCATCTATTTGGGATTGTATAAAGTTATGATAACCATCTGGCTGTTCTCTATCCTGTCTTAGGCTTGCATTAGGCTCTATTTCATCTTTATCTTCATCTTCCTTTTTAGCCTTTCTTACCTTATTTATAGATGTGTAAAGTACCTTATATCTCTCATTTAGGATATTTAGGTTCTTACTAGCTTCTGTTAATTCATCTCCTACATTTCTATATCTAATTAATCCTACATCAGTATTCCCTAAACCCTTTGCTTTAAGCTTTTCAGCTCTATCTAATAGTTTATTATATGTTTGTTGTGCCTCTTCTCTCTCTAAATAAAGTGAACGTAAAGCCTCATGCTCGATTTTAACTCTTGCAATCTCTTTTAATTCCTTTATGTACACACCCTTAGAGTCTCCCAATAGTTTTGTTTTGTTTACTTTTATTCCCAAATCTTCAAATACTTCAACTATCTTTGAAAACTTATCTAATTCTCCCTCACCAAAAATCTCAACTCTATTAAGGTTTGATAATGCGTCTGCTGATTCTCCAACAGAAGTGGTTAAATCTTTCATCTTTTTAGTTACATCTTCTGCCTTTTCTCCCCACCAACCAAAAGACTTGCCTAATTGGTAACCTACTGTTATTACTGTTGTTGCCACTGTTATCCAACCTAATATTGAACCAATATTTAGCTTTATGGATTTTGCAAATGCTTGATTTTCTGTGCGAATTTCTTTCATGTTGCCAATGTATTTTTTGTTTTGAGACATATATTTTTCTCTAACTCTTATTTGACCATCTTCATACATCTTTCTAGTTTCCATTGTTGCAAAACCTGACCTACAAGCGTCTCTCTCCTCTCTCCATGATATTGCCGATTTTCTTAACATCTCTACATTTTTCTTTAATCCCTTTGCTAAGACTAAAGTTTCATAACCACCCTTTGCTAAGAATGTGGTATATTTTGCTACACTTATTCCTGCTGTTGCAAAATACTTACCGATAGCAATAGCCTTTAATGTAACCATCTTAGTACCTATCAAAATTAAAGAACCTGATAAAATCTGTATCGAAGTAACAAGACTATCTACATTTTCTTTGATACTTAGGAAACCAGAAACACTATTAGCCATTGCAGTAATCATAGGTGCAAAAGCTTTACCAACTTCTTCTCCTACATCTCCTATTGCATTCTGCATTTGTTGAACTGGATTGATAGTCTTTTTAGCCATTCCCTCATACTTGCCACCTAATATAGTAGCTAATGCTCCTGCTCTTTGAGTTGAAGTAGATAGTCCATCTAAACCACCTTTTAATTCTTCTACTGATATTTGAAATACCTTAGCTAATCTAGTATAAGATGTTACACTGCCATCTATTACACCATTGATTTGCTCTGAAATACTTTCTATACTACCTCTATTGTTAGCATTACTATCTAATATTACTTGTGTTAATTGTTTGATAGTGTCTTGAGCTTTAACACCTGAATTAATCATAGGAGTAAAAATGTTCTTTAAGATGTTTTCATCACCAATATTAGAAACCTTTTGAAATCCACTAGCTAAATCTTGAAGTCCTTTAGCTGATAATGTTGCCTCTGCATTCATTTCTGATATTGCAGAAGTCATTAAGATTACACTATTTCTTTGCTCAATGAAGAGATTGAAACTATTTGTTAATCCTTTTAATACTACACCAACAGAGACGAAAGTTCCTAACATTGCTACTGCACTAGTACCTACACCTTTTACGCTCTCTGACATACCATCAAATTCTTTTTGAGACTTCTTTACACCATCTGTGGTAACTCTATAATTTAGTTTTTGTATATTTGTTGCCATATATTCCTCTTAATAATTCTTTTTATTTGTGCTTGTCTTGTTCTCTTTTCATTTTATTATTCCTACATTCTTGAATATAACTACAAGCATAATCATATAAGAGATTAAACCATACTGTTTGGTCTTCCCAAGTACCCTTTCTAGGATATTCAACAGTCTTTTGGTTTACTTTTAAGTAAGCATATTTTATTATGTCTTGAGATACTTTTAATATCTTCTGTTTCTTATTGTCACATTTATCTGTCTTATTCAACTTACAATTAGAACAAAAAGCCTCAACCATTAAACTTGAATTGAAAAACTTCTCATCTAATTTAAGGTTCTCACCATTTTCTAATAACTCTATCATTTTCTTTAAGTTGTTCTTGTAAGCTTCAATGTTATTAATCTCATTTATATACTTCATAATATCACCTAACAATTTAGTTAAGATGTCTATATTCAAGTTCTCTATGTTATCCTCTGTTATAGATTGAGGGAAAATCCAACTATCAAGGCTTAAAACCATTAGTTTAAGACTGTTTCTTATGTTAGAGGTAAAGTAAGTCACCTCTTCTCCTAAAAGTGTTTGTGTGCTTGTTTTATAGATGTAGCCTTTCATCTGCTTTTCTGTTGGAAACCTAAATTGAGCTATTGCTATTCCATTATAATAGATAGGATAAGTCTCTAAAGTAAATATAGTATCTTCACAATTCCAAATCATTCTTTTCTCCTGTATATACAAAAAGGGGAAAGGATTTTTAATTACCCTACCCCTTTAAGTCTATTTTATTCTACCTAGTTTACTTTTTGGTTTTCTTAGTTTTTTTAGTCTTAGTCAATTTCTTCAACCAAATTTCCTCTAAATCATTGATACCCTTGAAAATAAGTTCTGAAAATCCAACAGATAACATTTCAATATTTTCTGCTGTAATCTCTCTTCCCTCAAATATCCAGTTTACAATAGATTTCTCTGCTAACAATACCATATAATGATAAGCACCAGTAGAGGTTTTAAGAGCTTCCTCTCCAACTTGTTCAAAGCACTCTAATGTCTCTACTTGAGTTAGATGTTTAATAGTTGCTATTAGTTCTGTGTTTCCATCGCCAAAGTCCATGACAACTTCTTTTTTATAGTCTTTATCATTATCGATAAATGCACTCATTAAGAGTTGTTCTTTTACTTTCTTTTGTTCTTTAGTCATTCTTCTAATCTCCGTTGTTTTATATTTATATTTTTATGATATTGTTTGAGTTACTAAGGATAAACCTTTTGTACCTGAACCAGTATTTTGTAATTTACTTGTTGAGTTAACCACATAAAGACCTTTCTCTACATCTGGTAATGATACTGATGTTGGAATACCATTAAGAGTAAATATAACCTTATAGTCACCTGAAGCTGTTCCAATACCATCTGATAATGTAATCTCTAAGAAGTCACTAAGGTTTATATGAGGCATAACTTGTGTTGATTCATATAGACCCTCAACAGTCATTTCACCACTTCTAGTTGCTAATACTTCCTTTTGTTTTTCATTCTTACCTGCATATAGATACTTGTCGTCAATAAACTCATTACTGAATTTCATTGTAACTGTGTCTATTGGTGAGTCGTCTCCATCGGACATAAAGCTTGTTACACCAACTGTTCTCATGAAATCTGTATCGCAAGTTACTGCTGGAGCGTCTGTTATATAAGATACTACTTCTTCTAATACTACTGTCATAGCTCTAAAGTTAATAGTGAAATCCCAAAGACCATTGTCGTCTGGTGTTAATTCTACTGACTCTACTACACAACCTTTTGCAACTGAACACACATTAGTAGTTCCTCTGTCATAAGACTTGAAAATATCATAACTGTATAAGTCTGAGTCTGGTACTGTATCTGTGTTAAGTGTTAATGGTGTTGTTGATTCTGTTAATAGTGAGTTATTCATGAAATAGCCACCTAATATAACAGGCATGATAGACTTAGTTAGCTTACCACTTAGTGTTACTGTTCCACCTTTTTTACCCTCTATACTATTACAGGGAGCGTCCATGTATGATTTACTTGAAAATCTTCTATCTACTACTTCTTGTTCTGGTGTCATTTCACATGTTACTGAACCAAATGTCTTTGTGTCTGCTGATAAATCGCCATCGTTAAAAGCATATTCTTCGTTTGCCTTTATTATTACTTCTGTATATTGACCTTTAATGTTTGCCATATTATTTTTTTATATTCCTCTTGTTAATATTGTTTATGTTATTTGTTTATCTCTCTATACCTTAGGGGGGATTTACTTTTTGATTAGAAAAGCCTTTCCCATTGCAGTATTAATCTTCTTAATGAAGTTCTTATCTAATCCAAACCACTGTCTTTTGGGATTGTTACCTTTCCCATATTGGTGATATTCTCCTATTCTATTTCTAGCTTGTAAGAATATCTCATAACCATCTTTGATTTTTCTGTGCATGATACTTCTCATTAGAGTACCTGTGTCCATTAAATTAGGTTTTGTTCCTGATGTAACACCATTAGATAATTTATATTTAATAGTTTTAAGAGAGTACTTTTGGAAAGGTCTTAGGTTTACATCTAGTCCTTTGCTTGTTCTTACTCTATTATTAGTAACATCTTGAACTGCTGTCTTAGATAATGTTTGTTGCATTTTCTTTACTGGTATTATAGGAGGTTTAAATTTAGGTGGTTTGAACTTAATCATATTTATCTAACCTTTCTTACACCAATCTCAAAAGACATAACAGATATATTGACACCCTCAAAGTAACCTGCTCTATCAAATGCTAAGTTCTCATTAGTCTCTAAACTAGAGCCTCTATCTATGTTAGTAAGGTTAGTTGTCATTATAATGTTATTAAGGCTTAGGTTAGTTGTTATCTTTTGTCTGATAGTCTCTTCTATACCTGTCTGTGTAACTAATATATCCACAACATCGTTAGTAATAACAAGAATATCTAATAATATTGTAGACTCTTGAGAATGTAAGTTATAAGTATATTCTGTTTCACCATTAAATCTAATAGTATAGCAAGGATAATTATTGCCTATCTCTGTTATCTCTGGGAATATACCTATACAATCATAATCAACATCTGCTAATATCTCTTTAACTTCTGTTATTATCTGTCTCTCTATTGTGTTTATTACCATAATGTAACTTTACCCTCATAACTTCTTCCAATGGTATCTGTTGCTGTTACATGGTCTATGTCAACTGTTCCATCTCCATCGGTATCAAAGTCTATTAATTCTATGATTACTTTAAGCTCTCTATTAAACTTCTTTTTATAACTATCTGATTTATATTCATATAAGTCTGCACTAGCACCTAATGACAAATCACTAAAGATATATGATAGTGTTAAGAAGATTATAGCTGATTTGAAGTAATGCTTATTATCTATCTTATCTATTGTAGAGTCTAAATCAAAGTTTCTATTGTCATAATAGTTTGTTAGCTCTCTGCCTAAATCTAGTTTAGCTCTCTCTATCATGTGTGACCAATCATTCTGAAGTCTATTTAATACTCTTGTAGTTTGAATAGGATAGTTAAAGTCTCCTACTATATCTATTGCAATAGTATCATTGACACCCTCAAAACAGTTGTATCTAGCTAATAACTCTTCTGTTTCCGTTTCATATACCTCTATTGAGAAATAGTCCTTTAAAGTACCCTCAATTTGTAAACTTCTATCTTCTTCAAAAGGATAGTCTTTTGTGGTAAAATCTATAAAGGTTACTGTTGCATGTTGGTCTCTTCCCCATGCTGTACCTGATATAATTGTATCACCACTATAAGTATATATTTGTTTCTTACCTGCTGTCTTATTTATCTCTGTCTCATAATTAGCTAAATCGTTAAGAGAGACAAAGTTATATTCTTTCCATGTTTTCATTTTTTTTAATAATATCCCTTTTCTATATATATACTAAAAAAGGGGAGAGGATATTTTAAACCCATCTCCCCATCTTTTATTTATTATTGTCTGTTTATATAATTAATTTATATATTATTTTGCGTCTGAAACGTTGTTGTCAATAATAACCATAGAACCATTGTAAGTCTCTACAACTGTACTAAGTTCGCCGATATTAGCTGATGTGTAACGTCTTAAATCGCCACCTAATACTTCAGATAAGTAAGTGTAACCTAATGGAGAACAAATAATAATAGTATTAGCTCTATCTAGGTATTGACCTGCTTGTCTAAGTGCTTTATCAATATTAGCTATTGTTGGTTTGTTTGAAGCGTCAATACCAGTAATTGCTGATACATAACCACTAGAAGCAATTTTAAGTCCTAAAGCTGTACTATATACTGCTGAATAAACTTGTGTTTGTTGACCACTAGCATTTGATACCATTTGAGTAGCACCTTTTGACGGTGTCCATCTAACATCTACTAATTTATTATCTGCTACTAATTTTTCGTTGAATAAACCATGACAGTTTTCTTCGTCAAATCTGATAATCATAATATCTGTTGAAGCACCTGCTCCGCCACCTAAGTCTGTTACTGTTGAGTCTGCTGTTGCTTGTGGGATAATACCCTCAAAATCATAACCTGTTGAAGTTCCATAGAAACATCTTTCAGTAAATTCTTTGCCTAGAGCATTAAGAAATAATGATTGTCTTTCAGCAAAATAAGCCTCATAAGATGTACGTTCTGCCATACCCTCTGGTACTGGGAATTGGTCTACAATTCTTGCAGGTTCTTGATGTACGATACCTAACATAGTAAGGCTAAGTTCTGTAAGTGTTGGGTCTAATGCTGATGGTGTGTAATTCTCTGTATCATTTGTTCTTGATACTGTTGGAGAAGTGTCATAAAGTCTAAATTTGTCTTTGTTTCCGTGAGATGCTGATGCAAAAGGTAAGATACCCATAAAAGTATTTCTTTTGATAAGTCCTGATGCAATAGATACTGATGAGCCTACATAAGCGTCATTAATTTTTGCTAAAGTTGTATATGCCATATTATTTTATTTTTTCCTCTTTGTAATTATTGATTAAATAATGGGTTGTTACTATCGTTTCTAGGGATTGGAGCGTTCCTAGTTGCTATATTCTGTGTTGGTGGTACTTTGAGAGGGTGAGCTAAATTTACTATAAGCTTCTTATCCTCTGTGTTTATTGTTCCACCGTTGTTATTTGTTTGTTCCTGTTGATGGAGTTCAAATACTTTTGTTTTTGCAAACATTTTATACTTGTTTAGGTTTGCTGTCATTTGCTCTTGTGACAACTCCTGTCCACTCTCTGGGAAACTAAACTCATCTTTGATTGCTTGTACTGTTGTATATCTACTATCTTGTTCTGTGATACCATTAAACATAGCAATAAAATCTGTGTGTTCTTGTGTTAGTTTTTCTTCTTCTACTTTTTGGAAAACTGCTAATCTATCTTCCATCGCCTTTTGCTCTAATTTGCTCTCTGAAACATTAGCTTGTAAAGTACTATATTCTAATTCTTTTTTCAAGATTGCTTTATCCTTTTCCAATAGAGCCTGTCTAAGTTCTGCAATCTCTTTTTCAAGAACGGTTGTTTTATCTTCTACCTTAGGTTCTTCAACTTTAGGTTCATCTGTCTTAGGCTCTTCAACCTTGCCCTCTTCCTGTTCCTGTTTAAGCTTTTTTTTCTCTTCTTCAGTCATTGTCTACCTCTTTGTTATTTATATATCCTAATCTACTTAGTCTACTTATTGTGCCGATAGGAAGTTTGTCTGTCTTGTCTCCCTTAGTAAATGTTACTTTAATGTCTTTTAATGTGATTGTAAGGTCTTTAGTAAATGTAACTTCAACACCTTTAACCTCTTCTACTTTCTGTTCAATCTTAATAGCTTTTCTAGGTTTCTTATTCATTGTCTCTTTTTTTACCTTATCCATTTTGATAATCTCCTTATTTGTTTATCTCTCTATACCTTAGGGGGGATTTATAAAATACCTTTGTAACTTGCATAGCTTGTTCCTACTGGTCTATTTCTTAATAACCATGATATAGAATAACCTAAAGCGTCTAGCTGATGAGTTCTCTCTTTATCTGATTTATCTATCTTACCTAGTTGGTCTGTTACACACCTCTCTAAATCCTCTATTAGATGAGTAGCTCTATTAGATATTGTTATTGTACCTCTCTCGAACTCTCTATTTAAATTGTTTAGTTTGTCTCTCTCTGATAGTTTATTAAGATATACAACATTAAATCCATATTCTTTTAAGATTTGAACATCTGTCTTGTCTCCATTAGTATGTCTTTGATTACCACTTCTATCAACAATAAATGTTATCTTCTTATCTGGATAGTCTTTTATTATCTTTTTGCATAATGCTCTAGTGTGACTGTTTCTTAATGATATTGACCTAAACACTTTTAGATAATCTAATTGAGGTTGATTACGTTTGTTGATAGATGTCTTAGCATGAAACACAATAGCAGATAAGGGGTCTACATTGAAATCTAAGCCAATATATATATCTTTATCTTCTTGTTGCTTTACTTGTGCTGTGTGTATTGCTCTATCAAATTCATAGACTGCCTGTAACCCATTAAGATTAACAAACTCACCATTTAGATAAGCTTCTAGTTTCTTACTAGGTATCTGGTCTTTAAGTCTCTCTATGTAACCCTCATCTAAATATGGATTATCTTTTGTCTTACCTCTGATTATCTCTGTCTTTATCTCTTTACCATGTTGAAGTCTATCATTAGGCTCTTTAACAAATGTATCATAAGTAAATCCAAATCCCTCTGGTGTAGTTACACAAAATATTTGAGGGTCGTCACTTCCTCTAAGTCTACCAACTGCATTTTCCCATGTTAGCTTAGCCTTTTTCATTCTATCTAATTCATCGAAACCTATATAACTTGCCTCAACACCTATAATCTTTTCTGGTGTCTCTGCTGTGAATACTGTTATAAGTCCGTGTGCTGTCTCTATTGTATTGTTTTGAACGTTTGTAGTATAGTCTATATTTAATGAGCTTAGTAGGTTTAGATAAGGATTCCAAAATAGAGCCTTTGCTAACTTATGAGTTGGATATATAACAATACCTGAAGACTTTCCTTTATATTCTCCACTATTCATTATTCTTGTTTGACTAGATAGTAATATTTTTCTTAGAAATGAATGAGTCTTACCTGCTCCATATCCTGCTACTAAGCATACAAATTCTTTCTTTGCTCTTAGGAAATTCCATTGATGTGTTAAGAATTGTGCTTTCTTGAATAAGATTGCTCTCTCATCGTTTTCTATCTTAATGCTATCTGCTGTCATATCCTCATCTATTATCATTACTCTAGGAGCTGTTTCAGAGTTTCCTCTTACTGGATTGTCTACTATGTTAGATAAGTTATTTAAGAGCATTTTTATCGCTGGCATATTGCCTGACATAGCTAAATTATAGAGTGTTTTCTTTACCTGTGGTATGTGATGTAACCTATGTATGCGTTGAAAATCTTTAAAATTTACGTACCCTTGGTCTTTAAAATATAAGTCTAATGTACTCACTGAAACACCATAGTAGTTTGCAATCTCTCTAGCAGTTGATGAATATTGAGTTAATGCTATTATCTTCTTTAAGTCTTTGTCACAAAGTTTCTTAACACCCTTTGCTGTCCTTTTATGACTTACTGGATTAGCTTTTTTTATCTTCCTTGCTCTTCTTCTGGTCTCTTTCTCTTCTGCTTTCTGCTTTTTATCTGCTTTCTTTACTTTATTTTGTATCGCTTTCTCATCTTCTAATGACTTCTTAAATGCGTCTTTACTTGTTGACATTTTATTATCTATTCTCCCTTTTAATTAAGTCCTTTAATTATATATCCCTTAATTAAGTGTTACTTAACATTTCCTCTTACTCACTATGGTAAAGTTGGATATTTAGTTAAGTAACACTTATTTTATTATTCCATTTAATATTTGTTGTTGGTGCATTTCAAACAATCTCCATAACATAGCTATGATTGTAAACACTATGAAGTGCCAACCTTTCATAATTGATAGCTTATCTTTTTGTCTACGCCTATCTTTATCACCTATATGTTCTAGGTGTTCATTTATCTTTACTGGCAAATCTTTATTCATTACATAGATAATGTCGCTTTCTAGTCTACTATCTGCTACTATATGTCTTACACTATCTCTTCTTACATAAGTTTCATCTAATACTGCTAATATTTTTTTGATGTCCTTTAATGTCTCGTCTACGTTATCAAATCTTTTGTTTACTACTTCAAACTTACTGTTCATGTTTTGTTCTAAGTTATCTATTCTGGTATTAACCGTTGCTTCTACCCTTTCTATCTCTACTTCCATTACTGCGACTTTAGTTGTTAATGTTGCTATTTTTTCTTCTGTTGATGTTGGTGTCACTCTACTTTACCTTTGCCCCTACTGTTTACTCATGTCTGATTTATCAATTATGATGAAGTTGTGTCTACAATTATATCTTATACCATGTTTCTCTTCATAAGCTTTCTTTTCGTCTTTAGTGAAGTATAACTTATTTAATGCCCACTGACATATTGGTCTGGTTCTATCATCGTCTGCTCCTACATACTCATAATAAACATCTTCTCCCTCTTCTATAAGGTTATCATATTCTTTGTCTACTACTGTTTGTATGAGTTGGTTTCTTGCTGTCTCTCTATATGTTTCACTATATCTTACAAATTTATTGTCTACTACTTTACTTATCTTTAATGCTAATGTCTTATCGTCTAGTTCTGATACTATGCTTTCTATCATTATATCTAGTACTGACTGTATTGACTGCTCTGATAATCCTTTTAGTTTTGTTATATCTGTCTTTATAGCTGTTAAGAAATATTCTTTTTGTGTTGATGTGAATAAAGGTTCAAACCCTAAGTCTGGTATTGCTACTTTGTTTAGAGCTTTAAATGTGTCTATCTGTGCCTTTTTAAACTCTTCAAGTAACTCATTGTACCCTGCTTTGTTTAAAATCTCTTCCTGTTTGTTTTTGAGGGCTAAGACATAGTTTAAGTTCTCTGTTGTACCTTGTATTATACCATTCTTTACTTGAAGATTACCTGACTCTTGACTTAGAAGAGATATTAAGCGTTTAGATACTTTATTTAGTATTGTCTTAAATCTCTTTTCATCTTGTGTATATAGGTCTGTTTGATTGCTCATAACTGTGTTTAATCTCTTAGTCTAGTTCTGTTGTATCAAAGCTTAATAGGTTTGCTACTGTTGTTTCTGTACCATTCATAGTATTCTCTTCTGTTATCTCTGTATATAGCTCTAATGCCTCTTCTCTACTTAGATTATTCTCTTCCATTAATATTCTTATTGGAGATGATATTTTTAAGTTTATTCTTCTTTGGTAACTATCTTCTTTTTCTTGAGTTGATAATATTGCTACTACTGGATTGATTGAAAACGATAATATATGATTATCTCTTATTCTTTTTGTCTGTGTAGTGTAATTATATACTTCTATAATCATGTTGATTAGTTTTTCTGTCTTAGCTATATATCTAGGTATTTGTTTTCTAGTGTTTCTGATTATATCTTCTTTTGAGAGCATTAATGAGAAACCTGATGTATGTTGACCACTACCTCTAAAAGCACTTGTTCCTAATCCCATGACTGAACCTGCTAGGTTTATATTGTCTTGAATGATTGTGTTAAGTTCCATTAGTTTAGCAGATGGTGTAATAAACTTTGCGTCTGGTGTAATTGTATCACTATCATTGTATAAGTTTAAAAATGAACCCATACCTGAATTGATTGTGTCCATGTCAACACCTGTAATAATCAATTTTGAGAATGTTTGGAAGTCCTTTATAGCATTTAATCTCATAATATCTAAGTTAATATTTAGATTTAGCTCTATTAGTGGATTATCCTTTTCTGGGAATAGACCATTAATTGGTTCTTCTGATGTGAATAATACAAAAGGAATGAAACCAAAAGGATTATCTACTACTTCTCCTACTACTATCTCTATACCTGTCTTAGAGTTGATTAGAACGTTTGATATTGTCTCTGCTGTATATCTTACATACTGTGTTCTATCTGCCTTATACTTGTCTGCACCCTCTACTTTCCCTACATAGACATATAGCTCTTCTATTTTTGTATTATCCTCTTGTGATGGGATTAATGTAAATAAGTCTTTTGTGCATATTCTTAGATTTATCTTTGCGTCTGCGTCTTGAGTAATTAGCACACCACAACTGTTATTTAAGTTGGTGTATTTATTTACATCTGATACTTTTGAATGTAAAGCTATGTCTAGCAACAACTTATTTAATATTTTATTATCTTCTGTTGTGTCTTTTGTGCTATCTTCATCTCTTATTTCACACACATAACCCTCATCGAATACTATACTGGACTCATTAATAATTGATTGTACCAATGGGAAGTATGTTTTATATCTCTTTGCTAAGTCTGGGTCTGCTTGTGTTTGATTAATTCTATCAAGATTATATTTGTTTTGATAATTTCTGTAAAAATTTAATTCTTTAATTGTTATTTCTCTTAATTTCTCTTCATTCTGCCAAAAGGATTGTACTTCTTTTTTACGTTCCTCTGTTATTTTTGCTACTGATTTTTCATAAGACTTTCTGACTATGTCTTCTGCCATGCTATTTGCGTATATCATTTTATGGTTTATTCCTCTTCTTTTTGGTTGTTATTTGTTTATCTCTCTATACCTTAGGGGGGATTTATTTTGTTGATAAAAAAACCCCTCTCATCGGAGATTTACTTCCAACAAGAGGGTAACAAAGGAGAAAACACAAACAAAAATAAAAATAAGAGTAATATAAGCGAGAGGTAATATAGTTTGCTCGTCTTGGACAAAAAAGCAATAATCCCGCTTTCCTATTTTCTTGTTCATTTTTCCTGATTAATGAATGTAGATATGTGGAGAGCGAAAAGCAGTCTCTCACATACCTTAGGGGGGATTAGAAAATCCTATGAAATGGATAATAGCCTCTAAAGTCTTTAAATTTTTCATGAACTATTTGTTTGACTACTGCTATATCCCTTTTTTTTCCACTATATCTCTTCCTTTCCTCATCTCTAAATCCTAACAATATCTCTTTTGAATCTCCACATTTTGATATTATTCCTGCTGTGTACAATAATTTTAAATATTTTGTAAACCCTCTTGAGACTGCAAACCTTATTCTTTTGTCTCTCTTTTGAGGATTTGTAGTTTTCTTATACTCTCTTGGGGAGAATATATAAATTAAGTCTGCTTTTCGCATTTCTAATGTTTGGTTTTTCCCTAATACTATATCCTTTACATAATTTGAGTTTTTATTTTCTATATTTACTGTTTTTATTTCTAAAAGATGTCTTAATATTGTTATTTTATTGTTCATTTTAGGATTTGGCAACCTATCACCTTTTTTTGGGAGAAGATTAACATAGTAGACATCTTTTGTAGAAAAACTATCATGTTTTTTTTTGGTGTCTCTAAGAACATTTATCAACATTTTATCTGTCATTTGATGTTTTCCCAATTTATCTATTACATCTTCCACTATTAGTATTATATTTTTACCCTCTTTTTTGTTCTTTTGTTTTCTCACCTCTTCCATCTCATCTTTTTTCAGATACATAAAGTCTTGAAAATCTTGTTTATTGCTCATCTTTGTAACCTCTCCCATCTTCTTAGCTCTTCTTGTCTATCCCTCACTCTATATTTTATTGTTGGTTTCTCAGAGCGAAGAAGTTTCAACATTTTTACAATATGATTGGTGTTTACCCTTTTACCTGTTATCTTTTTTATTTCCTTAGAAAAATCGGTAACATTTAATTCTTTTTTTGAGAAAAATTCCTTGTAATTCTCCTCTTGAATCATATAGAGAATAGCAAAACCGACTTCCTCCAACTCCATACTCTTCTCTTCTTGTGCTAATATCTCTTCCAACATCTTTGCTGTCTCCTCACGAAAAAGTCTATTATGTATCTCTTGTTGTGTCTCTTGTTGTGCTATCTCATACTGTTGTAGTGAGACCTTTACTATTTCTGTGTTTATTTCCTTTCCATTATTATCGGTTGCATGGCTGAAACTCACCTCTTTTTTGGTTTTTTTTGTTTGAGATAGACGTAAGTTCCAATAAAAATATTTTGCTTGAACAGATAGAAATGTAAACCCACTTGACCTATTACTATTCCACTTCTCTAATATCTCATACAGGTGTGAGATTGCCCTAGAAAACATCTCTTCTGCGGAAAAAGAAACAATCAAATCCCTAAAACTAGAGCTTAGTAATATATTTTCAACAATTTTTTTTATTTTAGGGTATAATTCCTTTTCAAATAATTCCTCATCTTTTGTTGCTATATACTCTGCTAATTTTTCATCTGTGTCTTCATTCCAGTAGTATTTAGACATATATCAACCTCTTTATTTTGATTGTATATACCTCATATTGGAGTTTTGTTAGATTTAGTTTCTCTATTATATCCTTTTTTTGTTCTCCATTATACAATAATTCTATAAATTCTCTCTCTACTGTGTCTGTTGTTTTCATTTTTAACTCTTCTACTAGTAGTGCTATATCATATTTAGCTTCACTATTTATATCTATTCCTGTCTCTGTCTCTGTTCTCTCTCTTTTCTCTCTTGTGGTCTCCCTAGAACGCCATAGAAAGTCTTTTGCAAATGATACTATGTTATTTATCTTTGGGTCTCTAAAGTAGCCTAAAAGTGTTATTATTACTTCTCCTCTAACTTCATCTGTTTCTACGTTATTATATTTATTCTGCTTTCTTGCTCTTATTACTGTTGCTTTCTCTATTATAGGTTTTAGTAATTCTAATAGTTCCTCCAACAATTCTGGGTTCTCTGTCTCTCTCCATTCCTCTACCTTTGCTTTTATCTCTTCTTTTGATAGCTTCCATTCTTTTTTTTCAATCATCTTTATCTCCTTTTTTTTAAATAAGGTTTTAATTACCTTACATTTATAAATACTTTCTTAGCAAGAAAAAATTTTTTTTATTTTCTTTTTTTTTGAAGTTTTTTTTATCTGCTTTCTTTTGTTTATAGAATATACCCTTTTTTTAGGTGGGTTAAGTTATTATCTATCATAGAATTAAGAGACTTACTAAAAACAAAAAAAAGCAAAAAATCTTGCTTTAATTAAAAATAAGATACATTTGTTAGTGATTGTATTACCTTTTGAAAACACCTGCTTTAAACATTGGCAACAACAGGAATTGAATATTTAGTTATTTAGTATTTGTAGTTATAATAAGATAATCTTCTATAAGAACTCTCAAAGAGAAAAATAGATAACTATAAAAATAAACATTAATAAGATAATCTTCTATAAGAACTCTCAAAGAGAAAAATAGATAACTAA